CTTTATATTTTCTCCGGGGGTAATTTTTGGGAATTGCCTTCTATATTTTCCCCGGTCTTATTTTTACTTAGGTACCTTTTAGAGTGATTTATAGGTTAATAAATATTCAGGAACCGGAACCTGATGTACCTCCTGTTCGAGAGATATGCTATGTTTATTCTCCTTTCTAAACTGGAAATATATTATTGTCTGCCTATAAGTCACTCTAAAGGGTATCTAAAGATATCCAAAACACTGCTAAAGTGTTAAGAAAGGAGACATTAATGTGGCTAAAGTTAAAAAGAGTTCAGATGACAAGTCAAAAAACATCCGACCAGCTTTAACTCCGGAGGCTCGAGAAAATCAGTTAATATATCTAGCCACTGAATTAGCAGAACAACAGTTGAGAGATGGTACAGCATCTTCTCAGGTTATTACTCATTATCTTAAGTTAGGTTCTACAAAAGAACGTATTGAAAAAGAAATTCTGGAAAAACAGAAAGAATTAATCTCAGCAAAAACTGAGGCATTACAATCGGCTAAGAAAATCGAAGAATTATATGCTAATGCTATATCAGCAATGAGACAATATAGCGGTAATGGTTCAGATAATGATGAAGATGATGAACCAGAAGATTATTAGAACATATTCTGAATTAATACGTTTAGAAACTTTTGAAGAACGATTCGAATACTTAAGAATTCATGGACAGGTCGGTGTTGACACTTTTGGATTTGACAGATATTTGAATCAGTTATTCTATATTTCTCCAGAATGGAAATCAATTCGTAATCTTGTTATAACAAGAGACAATGGTTGCGATTTAGCTATACCAGAATTGGAGATACCCGGTAGAATTTATATTCATCATATTAATCCATTGACTAAAGAAGATATTTTAAATAAAACAGAATTTCTTCTAGATCCAGAGTATCTTGTCTGTACATCATTTGATACTCATCAAGCTATTCATTATGGTAATATGGATCTTTTACCTAAAGGTCCTATTATAAGAACAAAAAATGATACATGCCCTTGGAGGCATTGAAAGGAGGTTTTAAGATGGGGCACAAGAATTATTCGAAGTTTTCTGAAAAGAAAGAAGAAAACAAAGAAGTGATTGAAACTCCTGCAACAGAAGAAGTATCTATCAAGATTAGTACTGAAGAACCAATACATGAAATTGCAGAAGAAGTAAATCACGTTGATGAAGGACCAACAATAGAATCTACTACTGAATTAATAGGTTTTGTTGACGGGTGCGAAAAGCTATATGTTCGAAAAGAAGGAAATAAAGATGCAGAACCTATAGCAACTATTAACAGATCGGATGAAGTTGTGATCTATTTAGAAAACTCAACCGAATACTTTTACAGGGTTAAGACATCAGAGGGTGTTGAAGGATATTGCATGAAGCAATTTATAACTATTATATAGGAAGGTATTTAATATGGATAAAAGTATTTTAGATGAAATTAAAAAACTTTTAGGTATTTCTAAAACCTGTACTGATTTCGATACTGATATTATAATGCATATAAATACCGTTTTAATGATTCTTAATCAATTAGGAATTGGTAAAGAAAATTTTCAAATTGAAGATAGGCAAGCTACCTGGGATGAATTTATCGATTCTGAAAACTATGGTGCTGTTAAAACTTATATCCATTTGAGAGTAAAATTATTATTTGATCCACCTCTAAATTCAGCAATTATAGAAGCAATTAAACAATCAATAGCTGAATTAGAATGGAGATTAAATATTAATGCTGAAAATAATGATGAGGAGGTGTAGCCATGTGGCAGTATCAAAATACAGATGAACTTTATCATTGGGGAGTTTTAGGTATGAAATGGGGTATTAGACGTTATCAAAATGCTGATGGTACATTAACACCTGCTGGTCGTAGAAAAGCTAACAAATTAGCTAAACAATATGCTAACGTTACTGGCAAAAAATTAATTGTTAAGAAAAAATCAGTATTAGGTAATGAAAATAAACCTATAAGTCAGATGTCTGATCAAGAAATTAGAAATAAAATAAACAGAATAAATTTAGAAAACACATATGCTAGTTTATTAAGACAACAAAATAATAATGTGTCACCACAAACAAAGAAAAGAGGTAGAACCTTTATGCAAAAATCTATGAACAGTATAGGTTCTGGTGTACAAGGTGGTATTTCTGATGGTACTAGAGAAATAGTAAAAAGAATGTTAGTAAATGCCTTCTCTGGTTCTAAAAGTGGTAATAAAACATATAAAAAGAAAAGTAGTAATGTAAATAACGAATTAAAGCATGAAGCTGCTGAATTTATAAAAGATTTTCATGATGAATACAAAGAATATTCCAAAAATCATGATTCATCTAATTACAAAAGATCTTTTATAAGGCAGAAAAAACAAGACATTAGACATTTTGATAGAAAAATTAGAAATTATTTTTAAATTAAGGAGAATAAATTATGGCGTTATCGAACACGGCAACACCGAGATATTATGGTATGTTTCGAGATGCTGTAATAAGAGGTGAAATTCCGGTATGTGAAACAATATCTATGGAAATGAATCGCATAGATGCATTAATTGATAATCCTGGTATTTGGTATGATGATCAAGCGGTTGAAGGTTTTATAAAATTTTGTGAATCAGAATTAACTTTAACTGATGGAAGTGATTTAAGATTATTAGACACTTTTAAATTGTGGGCCGAACAAATTTTTGGTTGGTATTATTTTGTCGAAAGAAGTGTTTATATACCATCAAAAGATGGTCATGGGGGTCATTATGCAAATAAAAGGATAAAGAAAAGATTAATCAATAAACAATATTTAATCATCGCAAGAGGAGCTGCTAAATCACAATATGAATCCTATATACAAAATTATTATCTTAATGTAGATACTACTACAACGCATCAAGTTCATACTGCTCCGACAATGAAACAAGCAGAAGAAGTTTTATCACCAATTAGAACTGCTATAACTCGTTCTAAAGGACCATTATTTAAATTTCTTACTGAGGGAAGTATAAATAATACAACCGGTTCTAAAGTGAATAGAGTAAAATTAGCATCTACTAAAAAAGGTATTGAAAACTTCTTAACAGGTTCGCTTTGTGAGATAAGACCAATGACTATTGATAAATTACAAGGTTTAAATAGCAGAATTAATACCGTTGATGAATGGTTATCCGGTGATGTTCGCGAAGATGTTATAGGTGCTTTAGAACAAGGTGCTTCAAAAAATGAAGATTATCTGATTGTCGCGGTTAGTTCTGAAGGAACTGTTCGTAATGGTCCTGGTGACACAATCAAAATGGAATTAATGGACATTCTTAAAGGAGAATATATTAATCCACATGTGTCAATATGGTGGTATCGTTTAGATAATATAGATGAGGTTGCAGATCCAGATATGTGGCCAAAAGCAAATCCTAACTTAGGAAAAACAGTTACGTATGAAACATATCAGTTAGATGTAGATAGAGCTGAAAAAGCACCATCTACTAGAAATGATATATTAGCTAAACGTTTTGGTATTCCTATGGAAGGATATACATATTTCTTTACATATGAAGAAACATTAAAACATAGAAAAAGAGATTATTGGCAAATGCCTTGTACACTTGGAGCAGATCTTTCGCAAGGCGATGACTTTTGTGCTTTTACTTTCTTATTTCCACTTAGTCGAAATGCATTCGGAATTAAAACTAGAAACTATATTACAGAACATACTCTTATGAAACTTCAACCTGCTATGAGAATTAAATATGATGAATTCATAAACGAAGGTTCTCTTATCGTAATGCCTGGCACAGTATTAGATATGATGGAAGTTTATGAAGATTTAGATAATCATATCACAGAAAGAGATTATGATGTAAGAGCTTTTGGTTATGACCCATATAATGCAAAAGACTTTGTTGAAAGATGGGAAAGAGAAAATGGTCCGTTTGGTATAGAAAAAGTTATACAAGGAGCAAAAACAGAATCTGTGCCATTAGGTGAATTAAAGAAATTAGCCGAAGATAGATTATTATTCTTTGATGAAAATCTAATGGAGTTTTGTATGGGCAATTGTATTACTTTAGAAGATACTAATGGAAATAGGAAATTATATAAAAAACGTTATGATCAAAAGATTGATTCAGTTGCAGCTATGATGGATGCATATATAGCATATAAACTTAATCGTGAAGCTTTTGAATAAAGGAGGTGTAACCATGTGGCAATATCAAAATACAGATGAACTTTATCATTTTGGTGTATTAGGTATGAAATGGGGTATTAGAAGAGCTTACAATAAGGGGCAAGAATATAATTATAAATCGTATGGGCAAAAAAAGTATCAAAAGAAATTTGATAGGTTATCTGAAAAATTATCTAAAAAAGATAATGTATCATTTAGACAACAACGTAAATTAGATAAAATAAGTAATAAATTAGCATCATATAAAGGAAGGGATTTAAATCGTGTTGATTATGCAAAAAATACAAACATTGGAAAAGCCGCTGTAAAAACTATAATTTTTGGTCCATTCGGAACTGGAAATTATAATCGTTTTAGATCTTCTGGACACGGAAGAATTGTTAGCGCTTTAGGTGCAAATTTTGTAGCTTCAACCATTGGATATCCTTTAACCGCTCTAATCTCAAAAGGAGCAGAAAATAGAAATGGACGTAATAGAGCAAGAGCTGAAGGTAATATAATATCAAGAAAAGAAAGCAAAGCAAAATATGATGTTGTTTCTAACAAATCTATTGCAAAAAAGAAAAAGTAAGAAAGGAGTAAAATATTATGGAATTAAATTTTGGTTCTAGGTTAAAAAATGCTTGGAACGCATTCCAAAATAAAACTCCTACTTCCGGTAATGAATATGGTAGTTATGGAGGTTCATATTATAGACCAGATAGAGTTAGATTATCTAGAGGTAATGAAAGATCAATAGTAACTGCTATATTTAATAGAATAGCATTAGATGTTGCAGCTATTAGTATAAGACATTGCGATTTAGATGATGAAGATCGTTTTAAATCGTATAGAAGTTCTAAATTAGATAATTGTTTAAATTTAGAAACAAATATAGATCAAACATCGAGAGCATTTTTTCAAGATGCTGTTATGTCAATGTTTGATGAGGGTTCTGTAGCTTTGGTTCCAGTTGATACAATTGGAAATCCTGTTTTTACAAAATCATACGATATAGTTACTATGAGAACTGGACGTATATTGGCTTGGTATCCAGATAAAGTTACTATAGAATTATATAATGATAAAACAGGTTTAAAACAATCTATTACTTTACCTAAATCAGTAGTTGCGATAGTCGAAAATCCATTATATGCTATTATGAATGAACCGAATTCAACACTTCAACGTCTTATAAGGAAATTAAATTTATTAGATAGTATAGACGAACAATCTAGTTCTGGTAAATTAGATTTAATTATTCAACTTCCTTACGTTATTAAATCTGAGTCTAGAAAGGCTCAAGCTGAACAAAGAAGACAAGATATTGAACGTCAATTAACCGGTTCAAAATATGGAATTGCCTATACTGATGGTACAGAAAAAGTAATTCAATTAAATCGTGCTGTTGAAAATAATTTATTGAAACAGGTAGAATATTTAACGAGTATGCTATATAGCCAGTTAGGTATAACCGATACAATATTAAATGGAACGGCAGATGAACAAACAATGCTGAATTATTATTCACGTACTATCGAACCGATTGTTTCGTCTTTTGTTGATGAAATGATTAGAAAGTTTTTAACAAAGACTGCTAGATCTCAAAAACAATCTATCTTATTCTTTAGAGATCCGTTTAAACTTGTTCCTGTAGATAAACTTGCTGAAATAGCAGATAAATTTACAAGAAATGAGATATTGTCATCTAATGAAATTAGATCTATTGTTGGAAGAAAACCATCTAATGATCCGAAAGCAGATCAATTAATTAATAGCAATCTAAATCATTCTCCAGAAGAATTAAAAAACAATCCGCCTAGTATAGAAATAAATGAGGAAGGAGGAAATCCAGTTGAATAAGGATTATGATTTTGGTGGATGGGCTACGAGGAATAATATTAAATGTTCCGATGGTAGAACTATTTTAAAAGATGCTTTTAAACAAAATGATGGTCAAAAAGTACCATTAGTTTGGAATCATCAACATGACGATCCTAATGAAGTTCTAGGACACGCCATTTTAGAAAATAGAGAAGAAGGAGTTTATGCTTATTGCAAATTTAACGATACAGAATCTGGTCAAACTGCTAAATCTTTAGTTGCTAATGGTGATGTAGACAAATTATCTATATATGCTAACAAACTAAAAACTCATATGAATAATGTTATGCATGGTTGTATAAGAGAAGTTAGTTTGGTTTTAGCTGGAGCTAATCCTGGAGCATTCATAGATACAGTAATTTCTCATGGAGAAGGTGCTGAATCAGAGGAAGAAGGAGTTATTTACAATGATGAGCATATTGAAATGCTACAACACAGTGATGAAAATGATGAAATAAATAATAAGAAAGGAGAAGCTAACATGGAAGAAAAAAAGAAAGAAGAGTTAGAAGACAAAAAAGAAGAAAAAAAAGTGGAACATAATGATGAAGAAAAAACAATAGAAGACATCTTCAATACTTTAAATGATGAACAGAAAGAAGCTGTTTATGCCATAGTTGGTCAAGCTTTACAAAAAGGCGAAGCGTCTGAAGAAGACGAAGGATCTGAAGAAGATCAAAAAAATAATGATGAAGGAGAAGAAAAAATGAAACATAATGTATTTGATAATGATAACAATGACGAAGTGTTACAACACTCAGAAATATTAGGATCTGCTCTAGCAGACGCTAAGAGATATGGATCTTTAAAGGAAAGCGTTATTGAGCACGCTGCTATAAATAATATAACAGATATTGGAAAATTATTTCCAGATGCAACAGCATTAAATAAAGAACCTATAATGATTGAAAAAGATCAAACATGGGTTGGTAAAGTTATGAATGCCGTTAAACATACACCATTCTCAAGAGTTAAAGTAACAATGGGTAAAATGACAGAGCCACAAGCTAGAGCAAAAGGTTATATAAAAGGAAATAAAAAAGTAAATATTCAAATGGCTGCATTAAACAGAGTTGTTACACCAACAACTGTATATATCAAAAATGAAATCGATAGAGATGATGTTATTGATATAACAGATTTTGATGTAGTTGCTTGGCAAAAGAGAGAAATGAGAAAAGAATTAGATAAAGAACTAGCATTAGCTGCTTTATTAGGTGATGGTAGAGATGTATCTGATAATGATAAAATTAATGAACAAAATATTATACCAATCGTAAAAGACGTTGACACATTTACAATTCAATACACTATAACAGAAGGAAAAGACTATAAACAAACAGGAAATAGCCAATCTGAGAATGATAGCTTTACAAAAGGTATAGTAAGAGCTGCTTTAAGATCTAGAAAAGAGTATAAAGGATCTGGAACACCAACATTCTTCACAACAGAAGATTATTTAACAGATATGTTATTAATCGAAGATCAAAATGGTAGAAGAATTTATGAATCTATAGCTCAATTAGCATTAGCTTTAAGAGTTAAAGAAATAGTAACTGTACCTGAAATGGAGCAAGAGGCATATTCTAATATAGTTGGTGTTATAGTTAATATGGCCGATTATACAATGGGTGCTGATAAAGGTGGATCTGTAAATATGTTTGACGATTTTGATATAGATTATAACCAAATGAAATATTTAATGGAAACAAGATGCTCTGGTGCATTAGCAGTTCCTTATTCAGCAATTGTATTAAAGAAAGCAGCTGGTAATGCTGTTAACCCAGAAGGGTAATCATGTGTAAAGGAGATTAGCTATGGCTAAATTTTATGGTAAGATAGGCTACATTGACACTGTTGGAAGTGAACCTGGTTGTTGGGAAGAAAAAGCTATAGAGCGTGAATATTATGGCGATATAACTAGAAATACTAGTAGATATCAACAAAATAGTCAAGTTAATGATGATATAGTTATTAATAATATTCTTAGTATTGTAGCCGACCCATATGCTAATGAAAACTTTCAACATATGCGTTATGTAAATTGGATGAGTGCTAAATGGAAAATAACAAATGTTGAAGTTCAGTATCCAAGAATTATATTAACATTAGGGGGTATTTACAATGGAACAGAAAATGATTAGAAGTAGATTAACATTACAATCTTTATTAGAAGAACTTCTAGGTTCTAAGAACGTTTATTATCAACCTCCTGAAAATTTAAAAATGGTGTATCCGGCTATAAGATATTCTAAGTCGGATATTACTGATTTTTATGCTAACAATAAGAAGTACATTTCTCGTGATGTGTACGATCTAGTAGTGATTGATAAAAAACCAGATAATCCAGTTATAAAAAAGTTATTAGAATTAGATTACACTGATTTTGATAGACACTATGTAGCTGATAATTTAAATCACGATATAATAAGAATATTTTATTAAAGGAGGAATTTATTATGCCTAAATTAGTATGGGACAAAACAGATGAAAGAATATTTGAAACAGGTGTTGATAAAGGTGTTTTATATCCATTCAATACAGAAAGTAAAGCATATGACAAAGGTGTTGTATGGAATGGTTTAACTGGTGTTACTGAATCTCCATCAGGAGCAGAAGCTACACCATTATATGCTGATAATATTAAATATTTAAATCTTTTATCAGCTGAAGAATTTGGAGCAACAGTAGAAGCTTATACATATCCAGATGAATTTGGAGAATGCAATGGTGAAGCCAATATAGCCGCAGGTGTTGTTGCAGGTCAACAAAAACGTAAAACATTTGGTATGAGTTATCAAACAAAAGTTGGTAATGCAGATGATCCAGAAGCTGGATATAAAATTCATTTGATATATGGGGCTAAAGCTGCTCCATCAGAAAAAGCTTATGCTACAGTAAATGATAGTCCAGAAGCTATAACATTCTCTTGGGAATTAACAACTACACCAGTTGATGTTCCAAGTCTAAAACCAACAGCTTCTTTAGTAATTGATTCTACTAAAGTAGATGCTACTAAATTAAAAGCTTTAGAAGATATACTTTATGGAACAGAAGATGCAGAAGCTAGATTACCATTACCTACAGAAATAGCTCGAATATTTAAGGGTGAATCTACACAAGGATAATTTTTAAAGGGTGTGTCAGCGCGAAGCTGACGCCCACTTTTTTTATAATAAATTGAAAGGAGAATAAATATTATGTTATCTAAAAACATCAAATATACAGATTATAATGGAGTAGAAAGAGAGGAAAAGTTCTTATTCAACTTATCTAAGGCTGAACTTATGGAGATGGAATTAGGAACAACCGGTGGATTAGCTGAAACTATTAAAACTATTATATCAACACAAGATACACCAAAAATTATAAAAATATTCAAAGATTTAGTTCTTAAAGCATATGGTGAAAAAAGTGCTGATGGTAAAAGATTTATTAAAGTTGATGAAAAAGGAAATCCGCTTTCAGTAGCTTTCTCTCAAACAGAAGCATATTCAAATCTATTTATGGAATTAGCAACTGATGCTAAAGCTGCTGCTGATTTTATTAGAGGTATAATACCAAGTGATATTGATATATCTGATGAAGAATTAAAAAACATAGATATACCAGGAGTTCCTAAACTTTTATCTAATAATCAAGAACAATCTAATAATTAGTTAATAGGAGGATAAAGAGAATGTTAATATTAACTATACCAGCTACTGAATTGTTTAATGACAAAACCCAGGAATTTATAACAGTTCCTGAAAAAAGAATACAGTTAGAACATTCATTAGTCTCTTTATCTAAATGGGAGTCAAAATGGCGGAAAACCATTCTTATCGAAAGAACGTAAAACAGTAGCTGAAACAATAGATTATATTAAATGTATGACTATAACACAAAATGTAGATCCAAACGTATATAATTCTTTAACGAATGGTAATATAGAAGAAATTAATAAATATATAGATGAACCTATGACTGCTACCACTTTTTCTGATAATGGAACAAGTAAAAGTAGAGAAATAGTTACATCAGAATTAATATATTATTGGATGATTTCTTTAAATATTCCAATGGAATGTCAAAAATGGCATTTAAATAGATTATTAACTTTAATACGAGTATGTAATGTTAAAAATGCACCTCCAAAGAAAATGAGCAGGAGGGATATAATGAGTCGAAACGCAGCATTAAATGCTGCACGTAGAAAGAAATTAAATTCAAAAGGATGATAGGAGTAATGTTATGATAACTTTTAGACAAAAGGGCGATTTTTCTAAATTGAATAATTATTTAGAACGAATTAAAGAAGTTGTTAAATTAGGTGATCTTGATCGTTTTGGTCGAGAAGGTGTAGCGGCCCTTTCGTCTGCTACTCCTGTTGATACGGGTTTAACAGCTAGTTCATGGTATTATGAAATCAAACATGAAAAAGATGCCGTATCAATTACTTTTAATAATTCAAACATAAATAAGGGTGTTCCGATAGCCATAATTCTTCAAACTGGCCACGGCACCAGAAATGGGGGCTGGGTCGAAGGTAGAGATTATATAAATCCTGCAATAAGACCAGTTTTCGATAAAATTGCTGATGAAGCATGGGAGGAGGTTACTAAGTTATGAGTAAAACTATCGATGAAAAAGTCGTCGAAATGAAATTTGATAATAAACAGTTTGAAACAAATGTACAAACTTCTTTATCAACACTTGATAAATTAAAAGCTAAATTAAATTTAACTGGTGCTTCCAAAGGACTTGAAGATGTTAATAAAGCTACAAAGAGTCTTGATTTTTCTCAGATGGAAAGTAGTTTAGCTGCTATTGAAAAACGTTTTTCAACTATGGGAATAGTTGGGATGACTGTTATACAAAATTTAACAAATAGTATAATTGGAATGATGTATAAATTAAAAAATTATAGTATAGACAGGATAATTGGCGGTGGTTATACAAGAGCAAGTAAAATAGAAAATGCCAGGTTCCAATTAAAAGGGTTGATGTCTAATTTAAAAGATGTTGAAGATGTAATGAAAGACGTTGACTTTGGTGTAACTGACACAGCATATGGTTTAGATGCAGCAGCAACAGTAGCAGCCCAATTAGCAGCATCTGGGATGAAAGCTGGAGATAGTATGCGTTATGCATTAAGGGGTATATCTGGTGTTGCAGCAATGACCAATAGTAGTTATGAAGATATAGGTAGAATTTATACTTCTGTTGCTGGTAATGGACGTCTTATGGGTGATCAATTACTACAATTATCAGTAAGAGGTATGAATGCGGCTGCTGTTTTAGGTAAAGCCATGAATAAATCAGAAGCCGATATAAGAAAAATGGTATCGAAAGGTCAAATAAGTTTTGATGATTTTTCAAAAGCAATGTATGATGCTTTTGGTGAACATGCTGTTAAAGCTAACGACACATTGAATGGTGTAACAGCAAATATTGGTTCAGCATTTGCAAGAATTGGTGAATTATTTTATAAACCTATAATAGCAGAAAATAGTCCATTAATAAAATTTTTACAATCATTTAAAGATAGGGTTAACGAAATTAAACAAACTGTTATACCAATAGCTAGTGAAGTAACAACCGTTATAAATAATATGTTCAAAAAAATTAATAAATGGTTTAATAGTCATAATATTTTAGGTTATAGTCCGTTTAAAAATTTAGAAAAAGCGGTTACTACAGTAACTAAACCAATAAACGATGTAACTAAAGCTATGAATAAAGTTACAAAATCAACTAAAGATTATGAAAAAGTAGTTAATGAAATTATAATGGGAAAATGGAAAAATGCACCAACAAGATGGCAAGAATTAACTAAAGCCGGATATGATTGGGCATATGCTCAAAACATGGTTAATAAAAAACTTGGCTCTACTGTAAGACATACTACTAAATTTAAACCAGCTGCCGATAATGCTAGTAAATCGACAAAAGAAATGACTAAAGAGACTAATAAATTAGTTGCTAAAATGGCAAATCTGTCGGATGCTGAACTAAAAGCGAAAGGATATACAAAAGATCAGATAAAGGCATTTAGAACTTTAAGATCGGTATCTGATATGACAGGTTTATCAGTAGAAAAATTAATAGAATTGATAAACACAAAAGATAGTAAAGGTAGAAGCAGTTTTAATACTAGATTTTTGATTTTAAATAGTATTAAAAATGTTTTATTAAGTATAGTCGGTATTTTAAAACCATTAGGAAAAGCGTTTGGAGATGTTTTTAATATTAAAGCCGATGGTTTGTTTGGTATTATAGCCGGTTTTCATAAATTAACAGAAATTACTAAAAATTTTATTGAAAATAATGCTGATAAATTACAAAGAACTTTTAGAGGATTATTTTCTATATTACATATTATAGGATCATTTATAACGACTGGTTTAAGAATAGCATTAATGTTTTTAGGCGGTTTAATGGGTGATACAAATGTTAGTGTATTAGATTTAACAGCTAATTTAGGAGATACTATACATAATTTCGATAAATGGATAACTTCTAATGGCAGAATGTTTGAGGTATTTAATAAAATAGGCAATGTTATTAGAAATATTGTTATGGGAATAGCTGGATATATACAAATAGCTGTAGAATGGGTAAAAAATAATGAAAAAATAATGTCTATTATTAATAAATTAAGAACTGCTTTAGAGAATACTAAAGGAGCAATAGGGGCATGGTTTAAAGGATTACGTGAAACTGATAATATACCTAAGTATATTTTTGAAGGTTTGGCTAATGGATTAAAAAAAGGTGCTATAAAAATATATGATATATTATCTAAAGTCGCAGAAACATTAATTACGACATTTAAAGTTATATTGGGTATTGCTTCACCATCAAAAGTATTCTTTGCGATAGGTATTTTCTTAATGACAGGATTAATAAGAGGTATGCAGGATGGTTCTATAGATTTATTTGGGACCGCTAGAGATATAGTACAACAGATTATAGATATTTTTAAAGGTTTTGATTTTGGTAATATAATAGCAATAGGAATAACTGGTGGTTTAGTAGGAATAGTAAATAAAATAATAGGGATATTTCATCAATTATTAACGCCATTAAATGGTTTAAGAGATATGTTGTCTGGTCTTGGTGATATGTTCGAAAGTTTTGGTTTAGCAGCAGAAGATTTTGCTAAATCTAAAAAATGGAATTCTATTTCTAATATCATTAAAAGTGTAGGTATAACTATAGCATTATTAGCTGGTTCATTATGGATATTAGCAAAATTACCAGCTGATCAATTAAAACAAGGCGGAATAGCTTTGGGTGTAATGACTGGAATATTACTTATATTTTTATTTGCTGTTACAAAAATGGCTAAGTCATTAAATAATGTACAAATACCAGAAATGAAAAAGGTATTAGCATCTGTATTAGGTATAGCAGCTAGTATGTATATTATGTCTTCAGCATTAAAGAAATTGGCTAAAATAGAACCAGATAGAATGATATCAGCTATTGCTGGTTTAGTTGCTTGTGCTTTTGCTATGGGAGTATTATTGGTTGTTCTTGGAGATATATCTAAAAATTTTAAAGGAACTAGAAATGTTGAAAAATTAGGAAAAGTTTATACTAAAATAGCAGCTAGTATGTTATTGGTGGCAATCGCATTAAAAATTATAAGTGGTGTTGATGAAAATGGTATGAAAAAGGCAGGAATAGTATTTGCTGGCATGGTTGCTTTATTGGTGATAGTATCGAAACTTAATAAATGGTCGCCAAATAGCATGATAAAATCTGCTGAAACAATAAAAGCCGTTGGTATAGCAATGTTATTATTAGTTATTGCAACTAAATTAGCAGGAATGCTAAAACCTAAAGATTTTCTTAAAGCTATTGGAGTTATAGGTTTATTTTCTATTTTATTAATAGCTATAATGGGGATATCAAAGATGTTCCGAAAAACAGAAATGATCAAGGTTGGTGCATCAATTTTATTTATAGTTGGTGCTATTGGTTTATTAGCTTTAATTACTCAATTATTAAGTAATATGAAAGAAGAACAATTTAGAAAAGGTGTTAAATGTGTTAGCATTTTAGGTTTAATTGTTATGGGGCTAATAGCTGTTTCTAAAAATAGTAATTCGGGACATGCTTTAACATTAATAGGTGTTGCTGGTCTTATTTTAACAATGGGTGTAATAGCATGGTTACTTGGAAAAATAGAGACAAAAAATTTAATAAAAGGAGTAGCTGCTGTTGGAGCATTATCTTATTTTGTATCTATATTATTAAAAGCAACTAAAGATTTTAATCCTGGAGAAAAAGCAATAGGTACAATGATAGTAATGATCGTAATGTTAGTTATGTTAGCAGGAGCTATGGTTGGTTTATCTTTTATTGAACCGAAAAAATTATTGTCTGCATCGACAGCATTGGGTGAAGTTATACTATCCTTAGCTGCAGTTACTTATGCTATTGGTAAAATGAAAGTTAATAAAGGAGTAATTGGTACTTTATTTATTTTAACTGGTATTATAACAATATTAGCTGGTGTAGTTGCATTATTAACATTAATTCCAAATATAGAAAGAGCTATATATGGTGCTACTGGCATAGCAATATTAGCTGGAGCATTAACACTTATGGCTATAGGATTATCAAAAATTGATGGACGTAAGAAACTTAATTATAAATTTGTTGCCGGTTTATATGCTTTAATACCGTTATTAATTGGTATAGCTGGGGCGTTATTGATTGCTGGAAATGCTAAAAATGCTGTTAAAAATGCTGTTGCTTTAAGTATATTATTAGTAGCTATGAGTGGAGTATTAGCAGCTGTATCACTTATTGGACAATTTTTAAAAGGTGGTTTAGTAGCTGGTATATTAGGTTTGTTATCTATTACTGTTATATTAATCGCTGTATCAGCAGTTCTTTCAAAAATGGATAATTTACAAAATGCAATTAAAAGTGCCATGGCATTATCGTTATTATTAGGTGCTATGTCAGTTGCTTTGGCTATAGTTAGTTTGGTTGGTAATATGGTTGCCGGAGTAATCGTCGGTGTAGTTGGTTTGCTTGCATTAACTGGTATATTATTTGGATTAGTACAAGTATTAGCTAATATGCAAAATATACAAAATGCTATACCAAACGCATTAGCTTTAAGTATATTATTAGAAGCGATGTCTAATGCTTTATTTAAATTATCGATTGTTGCTCCATTAGCATTAATAGCGAATGTTGCATTAGCTGGGTTGTTAGCTGTTATATTAGCTTTTGGTGTTGTTGCTACAGCAATAGGTGCTTTGATGACCAAATTTCCTCAACTAGAAGAATTTTTAGATAAAGGTTTACCTATATTAGAAAAGATTGCTGGTGGAATTGGTAAAATGATCGGCGCATTAGTTGCTGGAGTTATGAATAACATTGCAGATGAATTACCGCATACTGGTGAAAAACTTTCAGAGTTTATGACAAAAGCTCAAGGATTTATTGATGGTGCAAGTAAAGTAGATAATAAAGTTTTAACAGGTGTTAGTATTTTAGCAAAATCTATTCTTGCTTTAACTGGAGCTAATTTAGTAGAAAAATTAGGATCATGGTTATCTGGTGATAGTTCTTTTGATACTATAGGAGAAAAATTATCAAACTTTGCGGAAAAAGCAAAACCATTTATAAAAATAATATCTAAAGTCAAACCAGAAGCTATGGAAGGAGCTAAAAATCTTGCTCAAGCTGTACTATATTTTACAGCTGGAAATTTTATGGAACAATTAAGTGGTAAAATATTCGGTGAAGGTGATCCTGTAGATTTTGGTGAGAAATTAGGAACTTTAGCTAAAGGATTAAGTTCTTTTGTTAAAAATCTTAAAGGTTTTGATCAAAAGAATTTGGGCACTATAGAAGTAGCTTGTGAAGGAATAAAGAAATTAACAGAAGCAGCTAAAGATATGCCGAAAGATGGTGGTTTGTGGCAACGACTAGTTGGTAGTGTCAATATTGAAGATTTTGGTGATAAATTACCAGCATTAGCCGATGGTTTAGTTGGATTTTGTAAATCATTAGAAGATGGTGGTTTTAGTGCTGACAAACAAGGTCTTATAAATACAGCTTGCGATGTAATAAAGAAATTTACAGAATTAGCCCAATTAATGCCGGATGACGGTGGTCTTTGGGGCAAAATAGTAGGTAAAAAAGAAGATATTAAATCTTTTGCCGATAAATTTCCAGATGTTGGTACAGGTGTTGCTAAGTTTGTTAACAACCTTTCAAATGAAGGCGGGTTAAGTAATGACAGTGTTGAATTAGCTAGAACAGCTGTTAATATAATGTATGCAATATCATCATTAGCTAGATTAGATTTAGATTCTGTTTCTGGTAAATTTGGAAATTTTGGAGATAAATTAGTTATTTTTGCACAGAAATTATCTGAGTTTATTAATGGTTTAAAAGATGTTGGCAAAGATGAATTAAAAGAAGCATCTGATAAAATGGATGAAATAGTTACTCTAGCTTCTAAATTGATGAAAGTTGATTCTAAAACAACTAAATCATTTAAAGATTTTAGTGACAAATTGAAAACTTTTGGTTTAGATGCAGTTAAAGAATTTATTAAATCATTAAAAAATGTTGAATTAAAAACTCAAGCTGATGATGCCATAAAAACATTAATCGATTCTTTAAAAACAGTAATATCTTCTTATAAAGGTCCATTTAATGAAGAAGGTGTTGCATTAGTTGGCGAAGCTGTAAAAGGTCTACAAGATTCTAATGCTATAGAAAAAGCTAAACAAGCAGGAAGAGATTTTGGACAAGGTTTCATCAATGGTATACAATCTAAGAAAAGTGATGCTAATACGATGGCTAATGGTTTGGGTACTTTTGCTAATAGAGGTTTACAAACAGGAATTGATTCTAATTCACCATCTAAAATAACTCATAAATTAGGTAATTTCTTTGGTGAAGGTTTTATTATTGGTATAAAAGAGTATAATAATAAAGTATATAGTCAATCTTCAGATATGGCAGAAAGAGCAAAAGATGGTTTGTCAAGAGCTATAGCTGGAGTATCAAATTTAATAGCCGATGGTATAGATGATGAAATTACAATTAGACCTGTTTTAGATTTAAGCGAAGTTCAAGCTGGAGCAGCTAGTATAAATGGAATGTTTGGAACACCATCTATGGGCGTGATGACAAATTTAAATGCAATAAGTTCTGGCATGAGGGGTTATCGTCAAAATGGCGGTGAAGAGGTAGTATCAGCTATAGATAGATTAAGTAAGAACTTAGGTAATACTGGAGATATATATAATATTGATGGCATTACGTATGATGACGGTTCTAACATTTCAGAAGCAGTACAAACATTAGTTAGAGCTGCTAAAGTAGAAAGGAGGAAGTAATAATGGCTAATGTAATATATACAGTTAAAAGTGGTGATACTTTAAGCGGTATACATTCAAAAGGGGTAACTATTAATGGAAAAACATATAAACCGAAAGTAAAAAACATGATGGCTTGGAATAAAATAAAAAATGCTAATTTAATATATAAAGGTCAAAAACTTATAGTAGGAACAGATAATGGAAAAAGTGTTAAAACTTCCTCTACTGCTTCTACTAAGAATAGCAATTCTAATAAAGTTAAAATAGATAAGTTTGATATACAAAGTGGTACTACTAGTACTGCTTTTGTAACTTGGTCTTGGAATAAAGATCATACTAAAGAATATAAAGTTGTTTGGTATTATTCTACTGGCGATGGTGTATTTTTTGATGGTGGTAGCAGTACAGTTACTCGTAAAAATGCCACTGTTAGCATACAAAATAATGCTAAAAAGATAAAAGTTAAAGTTAAACCAATAGCAAAAACACATAAAGTAACAACCGGTAAAGGTAAAAATCAGAAAAAAGAAGAAGTTGAATATTGGAAAGCAGAATGGTCTAAAGAAGCCATATTACAAGTTAACAACGCTCAATATCCTCAAAAACCAGATAATGTTGGAGGTAATTTAGAAAATTTAAAATTAACTGTAACAGCTAGCGAATTAGCTAATAAATATGCTACTGATGTATGTTTTCAATTAGTTAGAAGGATTGAAAAAAAGAATGACAGTGGTAAAGTTATAGGATATAATATAGAAAATGTTCAAAAAATCAATAGCCCTATATCTAATAATATGGCTACCGCTATATTCAATTTATCTGTTGGTCAACGTTATAAAATAAGAGCTCAAACATATAAAGGTAAAGAACATAGTGAATGGAGTAATTATGAACCAAGTGGGGATTCTTGGTATGTAACAAAACCAGATGTAATAGATTTTGAATGGGTTAAAGCTTTAGATAAAGATACAATACAATGTCATTGGCTTGGAAATAATTCGACAGCTGATTCTTTTGAAATTGAATATACAATGGACGTAAAATATTTTAATAGTAATAGTGATAAAGTTTATAAAGAAACATCATTAGAATCTAAAGAATATTTAGAGATAACTGGTTTTGAAGATAGAGTACAACAACCTGGTGGTGCTGGAATTTATTATTTTAGACTAAGAGGAAAAATTGGAGAACAATATGGCAAATGGAGCGGTGATGTAGAAAAACCAGAAAGTTTCCATAAAGTTATGATGGGTGTCAAACCAGGTATACCAACAACATGGTCAAATGTCCAAACTGCATTTGCTGGTGAAAAGATTAATTTCTATTGGTTACATAATTCGATGGATGGTTCCAGTGAACAAAGAGCAAAATTACATTTAAAAATAATTCCAACAGATGGCGGAAGTATAATCGAACAAGATATAGATATTCCGAATAAAAGACCTGAAGATTTAAGAAATTCACCTGGTGTTTATATTTTAGATACAGCTGTTGGGGCATATAATTATAATGGAACAACATTGTTAATACCACCAGAAAATTTTAAAGAAGATACTAAAATTTTATGGTATGTTCGTACATGTGGAGTAACAAACGAATATAGTGATCCTTCTACTACTAGAGAAGTTCAATTATATGAAAAACCTTATGTTACCCCATTTGTAACAAATCAAGATCAACAAGATATTAATGTCGTAACACAATTTCCATTTTATATTTCAGCTCAAGCCGGACCGAATACACAAACTCCTATAGGTTATCATTTTATAGTAAGAGCAAAAGAAGGATATATAACAACTGATGAAAAAGGTGAAGAAAAAATAGTAAGTAAAGATGATGAAATATATTCAAAATATTTCGATCCTAATGTTGAAAGAGGTGTACCAGGATTTGATAGAAATATAACTTTACAGATGTTACCTAATAATATAGATTTGGAAAATAATATCGAATATGAATTAGAGTGTACAGTTACTATGAATAATGGTTTAAGAGCAACCAATACTACTGATTTTACTGTTTCATGGATTGATGAAGAATTCACACCTACTGCAAAAATAATTATAGATCATATGGATTATAGTGCTCAGATTAGACCGATATGTAAATTTATTCCATTAATACACAAAAAAGTGGAAATAATAGATAATAAATACACATTAACTGATGAAATAGTTGATATTGGATGGGATGATAAGCATGAGAATTCTGGTGAATTGGTAATGAATGCATTTATTGGTGATGAAGTTGGTAGTGAAGAAGATATAGATATAGATACAAACCCAGATATTGATGAAGATGATTTAATAATGGTATTTACAGATATTGATGAAAATAATAATTCTATTATGTATGCAGAAGTTGAAGGTGAAGCTGAATTAGTTCAAAATATTACATTAGGAGTTTATAGAAAAGAATTTGATGGCACATTTACCGAGATTCAAACTGGTATTCCAAATAATGGCACATCGGTACCTGATCCTCATCCATCATTAGATTGGGCTAGGTATAGAATAACAGTTACAAAAAATGACACTGGTGCTATTAGTTATACGGATGTCATGGAAGCAGTTTCTGGATCTGAAAAACTTGATTATGAAGATAGATATCCAGGAATTATAATTCAATGGAATGAAAAGTGGACTGATTTTAAAGTTAGTGATGTAGATTCAGGCGACCAACCAGAACAACCAGCATATTCTGGATCATTATTAAAACTTCCTTATAATGTGGATATTTCTGATTCTAATAATAAAGATATAGAATTAATCGAATATATAGGACGTAATCATCCTGTATCATATTTTGGTACACAAATAGGACAAACGTCTAATTGGAATTTTGAAATAGAAGCTGATGATAGTGAAACTTTATATGGTTTGAGAAGACTTGCTAGATGGATGGGTAATGTTTATGTTAGAGAAGCTTCAGGTACAGGTTATAATGCAACTGTATCATTAAATATTAATCAAACTCATAATGCTGTAACAATACCTATTTCTATGAGTGTAACAAGAGTGGAAGGAGGAATATAATATGGCAGATTGGACCAGATCTATGGAACAAACTTTTGAATATTATATTGTAGATCCTGGAACTTGGAAAGATGTTAGACGATTACAACAAGTTAAAAGTTCATCAATAACAAGAGAGCTTAGTTCAGAAACGCTAGGCTCTGCTTCTTTTGATATGACAGAATTATTAGGTGAATGTTATATTCGTACATACTTAGTTATAAGACAAGATGGGATAACAGAAAAATTCCCATTAGGAACGCATTTGGTTCAAACACCAACTAGTTCTTTTAATGGTCGTGTACATGATTTCAGTTTAGAAGCATATACACCATTATTAGAACTAAAAGAAAAACAACCAGATCTCGGTTATAGTATAAGATATCAAATGACTGGTGTTGATAAAAATATTATGAAAAACGTTTATAGATTAACCAGGGAAAATGTTCGTGCACCAGTTATAGAAACAGAAGATTCTACTGAATTAGAAAATAATTTTGTCGCTGATCCGAGTGATAGTTGGCTTACTTATATTTCAGATTTAATGGCTAATGCTAAATATCGTTTTGATATAGATGAACTAGGTAAAATAGGGTTTGTCAAAGTAGAAGATGTTGATAAAATGATTCCTAGATGGACATTTAGTGATGATAATAGTTCAATATTGTTACCAGAAATAAGTATGGACAATGATATTTATGGAATACCAAATGTTGTAGAGGTAATTTACACAAATGGTAGAATACATTATGAAGAAGTTGTAGAAAATAATGATTCAAATAGTCCAGTTTCTATACAAAGTAGAGGAAGACGAATAGTTCATAGAGAAGTAGATCCTAATTTGACAGGTATACCAACACCTATTCAAATTAAAGATTATGCTGAAAATTTATTAAGACAGTTATCTTCAATAGAATATACAATAAGTTATAAACATGGTTATTGCCCAGTTAGAGTTGGTGATTGCGTTAGACTTAATTATTCTAGAGCTGGTATAACTGATATAAAAGCTAGAGTGATAAGTCAAAATATAGATTGTAAATCTGGTTGTACTGTTAATGAAAAAGCAGTATTTAGTAGTAAATTATGGAAGGGGTGATTAAAGTATGGCTATCTCATATGATTTAATATCAGAATTTGCTAAAATAACAAACGATAATAAAAAAGAAAATAAAGAAACTAATACATATGGTGAAATAGTTATGTATGGTGGTGTTCCATATGTTAAACTTGATGGTTCAGAAATAATCACTCCTTGCACAACTATGATTGCTGTTGAAAATGGAGATAGAGTTGCTGTACAAATAAAAAATCATAATGCTTTTATAACAGGTGGTATTACTAACCCATCAGCATCTGCTAAACAAATTGGTGGAGTTAAAGAAGATGTTGCTAAATTTAATACTGTTGTGACTGATAAATTAGTTGCTTCTGATATAGAGGCGATAAATGGATATTTTCAACAATTAACTGTTGTAGCCGGTAGATATGATGACTTGACAGCTGCCACAGCTAAAATAGACGAATTAAAAGGTACATATGCTTCTTTTGATAGAATAAGTGCTGATGATATAAAAAGTGTAAATGCAGAAATTGATAATCTTAAAACTATGATGATCAATGCTGAAGGCATAACGACAGAAGATTTAGAAACTGTTAATGCTCAAATAGGAAATCTTACAGCATATAATGCTAGTTTCGGATATTTATCAGCAGAAGAATTAAGAGCTATAAAAGCTAATATTAAACATTTAGATGTTAATGTTTTCGATGCTGAAACTGGTAATATTAAATTTGCTAAGATAGATTTTTCAAACATCAAATTGGCGGCAATAGAACACTTTCTTAGTGAGTCTGGTATAATAAAAGATATTACATCAGAAACTGGAAAAATTACTGGAGAATTAGTAGGTGTTACTATCAAAGGTGATTTAATAGAAGGTAATACTGTTACTGCTGATAAATTAGTTATACTTGGTGAAGATGGTGCTTATTATAAACTTAATATAGATGGCTTAAATAATATTAGTACTTCACAAGCTGGTAAGTTTGAAGCTGTACAAAATGAACCTGATAATTGGGAAACTAATTATAAGGATTATTATGAAATAATAAATAATGAATATGTTCATTTAACTGATGAAAAAGTTCCAGAATGGAGTTCTAATAAATATTATAAATTAACAGCTGTTCACGGTCAAGGTTTAGATGGAACTAATATTATAGCACAAACAATAACAGCAGATAAAATTACAGTTAGTGATTTGGTTGCTTTTGGTGCTACTATTGGTGGTTTTCATATAACAGATCATTCAATATATTCAGGTGTTAAATCATCTGCTACAAATACAACTCGTGGTGTATTTATGAATGACAACGGTGAATTTGCTATCGGAGATTCAAGTAATTATTTTAAATATTATTATGATGAAGATACTAAAACTTATAAAATGGAAATGTCTGCAAATAGTTTTAGAATGTCTACAACTAATAAAACATTTGAAGAAACATTAGATGAAATTGAGGGAAAAATATCTACTGATTTAATCTCAGAGTCTTCAAATTTATCTAAAATGATAACAGATTTAGATTCAGAATTAGGCGAGCAGTTAACCGATATTCAAGAAGATATTAATGGTGAAAATGGAATTAAAAAAACATATGACGCTGCTATTGGCTTATTAACAGATTCATTAAAAGATAAAGTATCTTCAGAAGGTGTTGCTGATGTTGCAGCCTCTATATTAGAAGCATTTAAAAATAATGAATATAATACTATGACAGAAACAATAAAAGGCTTAACTACGACATTAACAACTAATAAAAATGGATATCAGATAATGTCACAGGGTGAAGATGGTTTTAAATTTGAAATGGGTTCATTAATAGATTCAGTTTCAAAATGGGATACAACAAGTGCTTATATACATATTACAACATTAGATGATGGATCACCAGCTATAATTTTAGGTGCATATAAAAGTGATTTTCGAATACGAATAACAAATAAAGCAATCGATTTTATGAAAAGAAAAACAGGTATGGATGGTTCTTTAGACGACCATTATGAAGTTGTTGCATATGCAAATCATACAGCTTTTTATAATACAACAGCTGTAATTGAAGAAGAAATTCGTGTGATGAGTGGAATAAATGGATTTGTATGGAAAACAAGACCTAATGGAAATTTAGGTTTATCATGGTTTGTGAACCAAACAGAAACGGAGGGATAGAACATGGCAAAAAATGATTGGACTACCGGAATTAAAATATCAACTTCCGATAATAAAGATGGTAGTATAAAAATTAAAGTAGAATGTATATGGGAGTCAAATGGATGGTCTTATTCTATTAACTACGTAACTGGTAAAGTAACTTGTAATGGTACTACAAAAACAGTATTTGATAGCGGTTCTATAAGTACATCCGGTGGTGATAAAAATTTAGGGTCATATACTTTTACTGTTAATAAAACTAAATCGGCACAATCTATAGCTTGTAAAGCAGAAATAACATCTGATTCAACATATGTTAGCGGTACTAAATCTGCTAGTAAAAAACAATCTGTTTCTGCAAAAACCAGTTATACAATATCATATGATGGTAATGGCGGTTCTACACCAAGTAATCAAACAAAGTGGTATGGTGAAGATATAAATTTACAAGGTGCACCTAGTAGAACAGGTTATAGTTTTAACAGATGGAACACTAATACTAGTAATACTGGCACTGGTTATGCTGGAGGAGCTAAATACACAGCTAATAGCGGCGTAAAATTATATGCAATATGGAATGCTAATAGTTATGCTATAAATTATAATGCAAACGGTGGTTCTGGAGCACCTGGGAATTTTAATAAAGCATATGGTTCTGGCGTTAATTTATCTAATACAAGACCTAATAAAACTGGTTATACTTTTACTGGTTGGAAAAGTAGTTTAACTAATCAAATATATCAACCTGGAGCTTGGTTTGGAGAAAATGCAACAGGAACTATAACATTAACAGCTCAATGGAATATTAATCAATATTCAATTACATATAATGGTAATGGAAATACTGGGGGAAACACGAATAGTCAAACTGCCAATTATGGTACTGCAATTAATATTCAAAATAATGGTTTTGTAAAAACAAATTATGATTTTGTAAAATGGAATACACAATCTGATGGAAATGGTACTAATTATTATCCTGGTAATTCGTACACTTTAGGCGCATCTAATCTTAATCTATATGCTATATGGAAGTTAGCATATTTATCACCTAAAATTTTTAAAAGTGGGAACGATCAGCAAAATGGTGGTATAGTTGTTTCCAGGTGTGATCAAAATGGTTATTTTGATGATACAGGAGAATATATAAATATACATTTTTTATGGGAAATAGATAAACAATTAACAGTATCTGAATTAAAAGTAGAAATAAATAAAAAAGATAGTGATAGTGGTTGGAAAACCATAGACAGTAGTATTGATACAACTGGTACTATTGTAGATAATTATAAGAGAGGTTTGGTTGATGTAGTTGAGCATTTTTATGGTGATGAAATTATATCAGCAGAAGACGAATATTACATACGTGTTTACATAAGGGATAGCGCTAATCAATCTGCACAAACTAATAATTATACTATACCACCAACAACTTATCCTATAGACGTATTAAAAGAAGGCAAAGGTATTGCTTTTGGAGGAGTTTCTAAAAATCCTGGTTATGCAGATTTTTATTGGACAGGAAGATTTATTAATAAAGAAATATATCTTGAAAATTCAATCGGTAATACAGATACACGTTTTATTGCCCATAATAATGTTTCTGGACATTTTATAGCTTTTGGTATAGGTGCTGGTAATGTTAATAGAGGTATTTGGGATGGAGCATCGAATAATGGACAAGGTGAATGGATGATGTTTAAAGATTCTAATAATAATACTATATTTAATGGTGGTGTTATATTTAATACTAATGTTCGATTTAACACATGCATAAAAATACCTAAAAATGGTGGAGCAGGTTGGGGTTTATGTAATTCAGATGGCATATCTATTATAAGAGATCATAATAATCAGTGTGTTACTGTTGATGCTACTGGCGGAACATTATTTCTGGGATATCAAAATACTGTAGGAATAAACATTTTGAATGGAAAAGCCAGTTTCAATGGTAGTGGACATTTAACAATAAATTCAGGAGACTCTACAGCATCACGTATTTATTTAGGAAATAGAAATGCTAATTTAGGAGATACTGAATTAAGAACACAAAGTAAAGCTTTAGATATAGGTATTGGAAATGATGCTGGTGGTTCATTTAGAATATGGGATTTTGTTCATTCAAAAGATATTTTAAGATGTACTTCTGCAGGAGTAAATACTTTTAATGGTCACGCAAATAGTGACGTGGCATTATCTGGTGCAACAATGACAGGAACACTTGTTGTTGGTAATGTTAATGGAAGTTATTGTAGAATGAATGTCAATGGTAATTTTACAGCTAGTAATAGTATTTATGCTGATACTGGTCATATTAGAAGTGCATATACTTATACTAATGATACAACAGATTCAGCTACGAATATGTTTATTTCATCAGCCGGATGGATTAAAAGAACAACTAAAACATCATTAAGATCTCATAAAACAGAAATTATGGATGTACAAAATAATGAATTAAATCCTGAACGTTTATATAATTTAGAAATAAAACAATTTAAATATAAAGAAGAATATCAGCCAAGTAAAAATTGCTATCGTTATAATAAAACATTAATTGGATTTATTGCTGAAAACGTTGCTGAAAATTATCCTATAGCAGCGGATTATGAAGAAAATGAAGAAGGAGAATTAAAATTAATAGGTTGGAATGATTTTTATTTAATTCCACCAATGTTAAAACTTATTCAAAATCATAAAAAAGAAATTGATGACTTAAAAGTCAAAATGGCGGCCTTAGAACAACGTTTGGCTGCTTTAGAAAATAATAATTAATATTTAAAGGAGGGTTTATTATGGACTTTAGTATATTAAGTGAAAATTTTATATTAGTTGTTGTAGTTGCATGTCTTATAATTGGTTATATAATCAAACATGCAAGTTTTTTAAAGTGGGTTAACAATGATGATATACCAGTTATACTTGCTATATTTGGTGCAATTGTTAATGCTATAGTGAGTGGTGTATCAGTAGAAACTGTTGTTTATGGGGCACTTATGGGATTGTCCTCAACAGGATTACATCAATCATTCAAAGCTTTTGTAGAAAAGGGTAATAATTAAATATAATGGACCCAGCTATAGGTCAATTATTATCTACCGTATTAGTTGCTATAATAGGGCTAATACGGTATTATTATTCAAACAAAATCCCATAATAAGATAAAATCTCAAGAAGACATTATGAAGTCTGTCAAAAAAGAGGTTAATGACTTGAGAAAAGAAAGTAAAGCCGATGACATACGACTTAATGAAAAATTAGATACTATTAATATGGATGCATGCAAACGTTTTCTTATTGTTGAAATGACAAAAATACAAGATGGTGCTTATGTTCCAAATGAAGAACAAAAACGTATGCTACATGAAACTAAGAAAACATATAATGATAAAGGTGGAGACAGTTATGTTGATAGTATGTTTGATAGATTATTAGACAAAGGTTTATTATAATAAAAATGGAGGTTTGTTATGTTAAAAATTAACGGAACAAAAATATTGTTAACAAGAGGAGATAAAGGTACGATTACATTAAAACTTAAACCAAAAACGCAAGATGATGAATATGCTTTGAATCCTGATGATATTATATCTTTTGCTGTTTATAATAAAAAAGCATTTGACAAAGAACCTCTATTAGTAAAAGAGGTTAAGATAATTGAAGCTACAAATGTTGTAGATATTAGTTTAGATAGCGAAGATACAAAAATAGGTGAAATACAAAATAAGCCTATTGATTATTGGTATGAGATTCAATTAAATTATAATCAAACAATAATTGGATATGATGATATAGATGGACCTAAAATTTTAACATTATACCCAGAAGGGAGTGATGTTGAATGAATCCAGAATTAGATGTTGAATTAGATAATAATGAAATTGAAATGGAATTTGAATTATATCCTAAAGGACCTAAAGGAGACAAAGGAGACCCAGGAGAAAAAGGAGATCCTGGCGAACAAGGTATACAAGGACCTAAAGGTGATCCTGGAGAAAAGGGTGAACAAGGTATTCCAGGAAAAGATGGAAAAGACGGAATTGATGGAAAAGACGGAGCAAAAGGAGAAAAGGGTGACCCAGGAAAAGACGGAGAAAATGGTAAAGACGGAGTTGATGGACAAGATGGACATACTCCACAAAAGGGAACAGATTATTTTACTCAAAGCGAAATAGAAGAAATCGAGAATGATATTTTAGAAAAAGTAGATGTTGCACCACAAGTATTTTATTGGGATGGAAATACAAGTCAAGAGGGTTTAGAATTTTGGAATAGGATTTATCAATTACAAAAGACTCAACCTTGTATTGTTATTCATACAAAATTGATGAGAGGCAGTTATATAACATTTACTTGGAACTATAATAACAATATGCCAACATCTATATTTGAAAGTATAAATGGCAATGTATATTCAAGAGTTACGAGTTCTGTATTGCAAAGTTCTGGTTTTAGTAATTTAAACGTATATTGGATGTCTTTATATTTTACAATTACAGATGATGCAGTAACAAAGATAAATACTAATTCGAGTACTTCAACAGCTTCTTTTTTATCAACAACTGAGAACTATTATCAATTATATACACCTTTATATGATGGCTCACCTACTACAAAAAAATATGTAGATGACAGCATAGCCAATGCAATAACAAATGCGATTGGAGGTAGTTATTAATGACTCTTAATGAATTATTCACAGCAATAGCAAATCAAATAAGAAGAATAAAAGGAACAAGCGAAACAATAAAAGCAGAGGATTTTGCAACTGAGATGACTGATATAACAATGGGAATAGATACCTCAGATGCAAATGCAGAACCAATTAATATAAGAAAAGACAAAACCGCTTATGTAAATGGACAAAAAATAACTGGAACTTTACCAGTATTAACTTATCCTATAAATCCTGACAGTCCATCAGATTTTGACTATCAATTTATAGAGGCAAGTTCGGCAAAAAAAGTAACTAGAAACAATACTATTTATATAATGGGAGCTTATCAAATAGCAGGAAATAATGATCCTGATAGTTGGATGTTTGAGGGTAATAGAAAAATGAAATTAGGTATTGCACAAAGTAAGGTAGCAACAGCAATAAGTTTAAATGCAAGTCAAATCAAAAAAGGCGAAAAAGTTTTAGGAATAACAGGAACTTATGAAGGAACAGTACCAACAGGAGAAATAGAAATAACAGAAAATGGAGCAATAGATGTTAGCCAATATGCAAGTGCTAATGTAAATGTTTCAAGTGGTGGAGATTATAATGCAAAATTAAAACCTCTTACAAGTAGTGATAAACAAGTTCAAAAGTTGATTACAGAACTAGCTCCTCTTGATATAAGTAATGTAACTGACATGAATTATGTTTTTTATATGTGTACAAGCCTTATTTCTATACCAGAAATGGATACAAGTCATATAACAACTTGTCAAAGTCTATGCAATGGATGTACAAGCTTAGTTAATGTACCTATATTAAATTTTAGTGAATTGACAGGTACAAATCATTATAATATGTTTAATAATTGTCCATCATTATCAAATGATAGTTTAAATAACATACTAGCAATGTGTATAACTATGGCAAAAGTAACAAATAAGACTTTAAAATACATGGGATTATCAAGTAAACAAGCAACAACTTGTCAATCTTTAAGCAATTGGAATGATTTTGTATCTGCAGGATGGACAAGTGGATATTAATAGGAAAGGAGAATAAACTATGATGGAGGAATTACGTGAAAAAATTGCAAAAGATGTAAACGAATCTAATTTACCATTAGATTGTGTATATTATTTGTTTAAAGACTTATTTAAGGATTTAGAAATGCAATATGGCACTTATATACAACAAATGAAAGAACAAAAACAACATAAAGAAGAAAATAAAATTATTGATAATTTAACTGATGACACAAAAAACGAAGAGAAAGGAGAGTAAACTTATGGGAGATGACAATTTTAAAGTAGAAAATATTACTTTATTAGAAGATGATAATATTGATGAAATAATGGAAGAAGACGTAAGTTCTAAAGAAATTCCTAATTTTACAGAAGAAGAAGCTAACGATAGAGAATATGAATTTGTTGAAGGAAATGAAGAGGAGGGTTTATAGTATGAAAAAAGTATATTATAATCAAGCTGATTCTAGATGGGCTAAACATCCTTATCCATCTAGAGAGTTGCCTAAAGCTACAATAAAAAGTGGAGGTTGTGGTCCGACCTGTGCTGCTATGATTGTATCTAGTTTTAAAGAAACAGTTAAACCCGATAAGATGGGAGATATTTCAATAAAAAATGGTTATAGAGTAAATGGTGGTACTTCTTTTGAATTATTTCCTTTTGTAGCTAAAAAGTGGGGATTAAAGACAAAAACTATCTCGTCTTCATACGAAGCATTCGAAGCATGTAAGAATGGATATTTTGTAGTTATATTATGTGGTGCTGGTTTATGGACAACTGGTGGACATTTTATTTTAGCAGTTGGTGCTAAAGATAATAAAATAGAAATATATGATCCATATTTATATTCTGGTAAATTTAATATTTATAATAGAAAAGGTAAAGTTGAAGTTAAAGGTAATAGTTGTTTTGTTGATATTAATACATTTAAACAATATTCTAATGCTCGTAGATTCTTTGCTTTCAAATCAGATAGTAAAAAAGAAACAAATAAAAAAACTGTAAAAAGAAACACGGTTGGACAGCTAAAAAGATTTAAAGAAAATACTATAATATATGAAAAGAAAAATTTATCAGGAACAAAGTATAACTATTTACCACAAACACAAGTAAAGATTTTAGAAAATATTTCAGATGATGTCGATAAAATTAAGGTTATAAAAACAGGTAGAGTCGGATATGTTAAAATAAATGTCTATAAATAATAAAAAGAGGGTGTATTATAAACATACACTCTTCTTTTTGTCAAAATGGCGGAAATTTTTAAAAAGTTGAGAAAAACGACCTCTGAGAATCGTTTTTAAGCGTTTTTAATTTTTTAGGAATATAACTTGTTTATAAAGGGGGTAAAAATGATTAAAAGCGATCCTCGTACGTATACGGCGATTTGGCCATTTTTAGGGGTATTTTTGATCTATTTTCGCTTTAAAAACATATATTTTTATAGAAAGGAGTGATTTTATGGAAATGATATTTAAAATCTTAGAGGTATTTACTATTATTAGTATAATAGCTAGTTCAATTTATATAATGATTAAAA